AGTTGATACCGGGACTACCATACATACCTAAGTAATCGCTGTACCCAAACGAATATCGTTCCCTCGCTTTATAACGGTTGTCGCCCGTGTCGAAGTCACTATCCATAGATGTACTAAGAGCAACACGTTTAAAGTGTTTCATACCATTAGGAACATCTGTAGAAAGGTACCAGCCATTCGGGTCCGTGAAGTAATGGTTAATTGTATAACCACCCGGAATAGCACCATTGTTTTTAAGAGCGTTGATATCATTGTCATTTGTGCCAACACGCAATTCAGTCTCTAGAATTCTAGTAGCAACGAATTGTAATGCTGGTGGAATGAACAACTTCTTAGGTTTAGCAGCAATCAAAAGACCGCGCTCATCAGTCCACAATGAAATTTGGATAACAGCATTTTCTAAAGCTGTTTCGTTCAAATCAGTGGCGATTTGCGGTACGTTTGAAATAGTGCCACCAGAAACTAATGGGTGAGCATTACTGAACAATGGTTGTCCGTCGCCACCAGTATATAGTGGGTTGAAGCCGTTGTTGATAATGTTCGCACCTTTAACTTCTTTGGTGTAAGCCATCGCTCTAGCTAAAGCTTTGGTATAACGAGCAGACAGTGAGTCATACAAGTTATCTTCCATTGCTTCTTCAGTGATTGAGAAGCCTAAAGCGATAGTTTCCATAACGTAGCGAGTAGACCAAGCTTCTTGCGCAGTATCGTAAACGATAGCTGAACCCTCGGCTTTGATCGGCGCTGCTGAGAAACCAGACAACTTTTGTTCTTCTTCAAATGATCTTTCTGAGGTTTCAATCTCATAAAGTTCTTTCCACTCTTCGCCATATCTTTCGTATTCTAAACCGAATAAAGCGTTGAGGCCGGGTAATAGCTCCTTGAGGAGCTGCGCGCGTGAAATAGCTGCCATTTAAATGCTCCTTATATACCAGTCGCTTGACGGTAGAAATGTTGATTCCAGTTATATGTAACTAGCAACTCACAGAAAGTACCATCAGGCAATGCTGTTTGTGTTACTGGTTGATATATACGGAAAGGCAATGTTGGTGTGTTCGCAATAGTTGATTGGTCTAAAGAAGAAACAGCATCACGAGTGATAGTGTTAATCAAAGAACCAATTACTGGACCACCAGTTGCTTGGTAGTAACCAATGTTTTGACCAATATTAGCAATGGTCGCACCACTAGAAGTTACAACATTACCTAAGCCATCAGTTAAGGCAGCTTTCAAAATAACATCAGGATCATTACAAACTTTAGCAGTTGCGTCAGTCGCAGCATTAGATGCTTGCCAAGATTGTGACCATAACGCATAACCCAATATAGGATCAGTGTATTGGCAACCTAAGAAAACACCAATAGGTGGAATAGCAAAAGCTGAATTTGAACCAACTGCGATGTCAACACGAATCAAAGTTCCTGTGATATCAATAGCAACTAAATCACCGTAGCCGATGTTAGAAGCGTAGTTGGCTTTAATAGGTACATCAATTATGGCCTGATTGAAAACTCGACCTGCCAAATTTTGGACAGTCAAGAATCCGTAAGGACCAGATACTGTAGGATATGCCATTGTGTTTCCTCACATAAAGCAAAATTATTTACGGAACTGAGTCCTAGAACTACTCTCATTGAATAGAGGCATTCTACGATCTTGCTCACGCATGAAATTGTTATTAACTGATTCAGTCTCTTTCTTAGTAAAATCGGAATAATACTCTTTACGAGACTCAGCCAGTTCAACAGGTATTTTACACAAAACTAGTCCTCCCATTTCAATGATTCCGTTGGAGGACTCAGCTCCGAACGCGGCGAAATCATCAGCAAACTCTGGGTGATCCTTAATCATACAGACAATCCAACCTTCACGGCGGGCTCGTGCCATATTTCCGGGATCATCTTGCCCCATCATGGACTTTCTTTTCCAATGGAATGTATAACCATCTTGCGGTTCTGGTGATGGTAGAGCATTAGCTGGGCGCCATTGAAGAGGTCTTGCTTCTCTTTCTCTAGTTTCCAAAGCCCGCTTATCACGGTTCTGCGCAGTTTCGTTTATAGTTGCCATTAGTTAGACTCCATTAATTTAGCCTTTTCAGCAGCAAACCTTTCTAAAGGAATACCATACTTATTAGCTCGTGCGACCTCAGTCGGGGATAGCGTCACCTTTCTCGTAGCAGTTGACCTACTAGCGGGTGCCACGGGTGACGTTTTACGTGGCTTACCAAATTTTTCCGGGAATCGCAGCCTGACTTCTTTGTCTATAGCAGCGAAATATTCATCAGACGCAGGCTCAACACCTTGTCCTACCAGCTTACCGTGAACACCCATTGTTAAAGCTGTCATCGCTTCATCTTGTCCAAACCAAGAATTACGGTTGTGCCACGCTTCTGTCTTGGGATCAACAAAATCAGTTGCGGGCTCTGACACTTCTGGAGCTATCGTTTCAGGTTTAGCTTGCTTTGTCAAGGGTTTTTCGTATTTAGCTTCTTTGTCCAACTCAACAGGCGGTGGCATTGATGCCAATTTCGCACGCTGAACTGCTATCTCACTAAATGCGCGTTGCGCTTGAACCATCTTCTCAGGATCGCCAGCTTCATACGCCTGACGGTATGTCTGTTCCGCTAACTCTTGAGCAGCATTTAATTTAGCAGAGAACTCATTGATGTATTCTCCACGACCCCACTCAAGGGTTTGCTTTAACCTTTGGTTTTCTTCATAGACATTTTGAGCAAACTCGTCAGCCTCTTGAGCTTTACGCTCTGCTTCTTTAGCTTTAAAAGTAAGTTCCCCTATCCTCTTTTGGACTTTCTTGCCATACTCATCCATCTCAGTGGATCGAGCCTTCGCCTCTTCAGCTGATTCTGTAAATCCTTCGGTCTGATTGCCTTCTGATTCATCAGCATCACCTTCTATTTCAATTTCGTATTCGACTTCTTCGTTCTCTAGTTCAGCAGCCATTAGTAAGCCCTCCCCAATCCACGTGGGTCCTCGACAGTTGCTAGAACCATGTCATCATTAAATATTATAAACTCCTGCCCATCGACAGAAAATCGGTGGCCTCTGTATGCGCCTAATAAAACGAAATCTCCTTCCTTGCACCAAGCGCCTGTTGGAAATCTCACTTTGTCCGTATAGGCCATATCTCCCATTTCAAGGACCATTACTGCAACCGCACCCATCTCTTCCTTGTGAATGAACGCATCTGGTTTAATAATCCCACCTTCGGTCTTTTTCTCAATTTTTGGCTTGATCCCAAGAATACAATAGCCAACAGGCTTAGGCAGTTTGGCTACCAGCTCATCAACAGTATCTTGTGTTGCTTCTAAATCAATTCTAGCGATATCACTACTCATACAGAGGTTTCCTTTTGCACCACAAAAAACTCCTTAATCCCGGTGTGGCGTGCCCGGGAGGAGAAACTATTAATCTTCCCGTTCGTAAATTTTCTTGCGCCGAATAATCTCATTGCGCACTAAGCGCAACCCAGATATAAACCCACAAGCCGCACGATACTCATCATAACTAACCGCATTACCATCGCATAACGCATCTTCACGAGGTTCTAAATACTGGTCAATCCACTCAATTAAACTATCTGCTTCAGATTTGCTTCTCATTTAGCTTTCTCCTTCTTGGGTTGTTTAGACTCTTGTTTAGACGCTTGCTCCGCTTGACTCTGCTGGTGTGCTATATCTACACCTTTCATCATATGCGCTTGCTCTGCTTGATGCTCAGACTGCCTTTGCTGATGTGCTACATCCGCCGCTTTCATTGCGTGCGTTGAGTCTAACTGCGCTGAAGTTTCTTGCTGCCTGTGGATTATGTCAGCTGCTTTCAACTGATGTTGCGACTCTTTCTCCATCAATATCTTCTCTAAGTCAGTCTCACTCTTCAACCCAGCTATCTTTTCCTGCGACTGAATTTTAGCCAACTCAATCTCGTGCTTGCTCTGAATCTCTTGTGCCTTCAGTTGAAGCTCTTGTTGCTGCTGTTGGAATAGTGGGTCTTGCTGCTGTTGCTGGAACTGCTGTTGTTGCTGTTCAGCTGTGTGCATTTGATTGACTTGCTGCGCTGCTTGAACCAGTAGTGGCGCAATCTTCGCTTCATACCCTTCAGGTAGTGGCTGACCGGGAGGTGGCAACATAATACCTAACTGCTGCTCAATCTGCTGTCTGTATGAGAAGCCCATATGCTCCGCAATGTGCGCTTGAATCTGTGCCATTATTGCCTGCGCTTGTGGGTTCTGCTGCATCTGCGCTCCAATCTTTGGGTCGTTTATAAACGCATTGTGAACAGCTATATGAGCATCGTGGTTCTGCTCAATAAACGCCTTAGCTGGAGAACCTTTTATCATCTCCATATTCTCAGTCACTGGATCAGTAGGCTTTAAGTCATCCTCAGTCTCTATAATCTTATCAGCGTCCTTAATACCCATAACCTCCAACATCTGACGATGTAGAATAGGTAACTTATATAATCCCGGAGGTGCTTGTTGTGCCAGCTGTATAGCCGCCTGATACTGAATAATCCGTTGTGCCGCTGTCGCCGCATTAGGGTCTCCTACTGGAATGATGTCAGTCTTTTCATAGTCTTCTCGCTTAGCACCCATAGTGGCACCAGCTGTGCCTTCAGTTGGATAACTGTATTCAGGCGCAGTAAACTCTTTTATAAGCTCAGCAATTAACTTGAACTCAGCACCCATAGACACATAACATCGCGCTTGAATAGCCGATACCACAACCATCTGACGCTCTAAAATAGCTAGAGTCGTTCCAACAGGTGCTTCACCATTTACATCATTAAGTTTCGCATCAGCCGTTGATGCCATATGACGACCGTCTTCTACAATAGTAGCAAGCAAAGCTGCCAATGTCTGGCTAGGCTCTTTATACGGCAGAGGCATAATATTATCACGCAACGCACCACTTGCTATATCCACACTACGCCACTCACCCGGCATAATCGGTGTATCGTCACCCGTTACACGAAGACCATTTGTTTTTAAGCCACCGGGTAAATTGTTTAGAGTTCCAGCATCAACTAGCTGGCGTGTAAGAGAAGTAGCCGCACGAGCAGTGTTGCCCAACAAATGAATAAGCCCAAAACTATAAAACCCAAAACCCGGTATGTAGTCATACTTAGCAATATGTACTCTGGTCTTGAAAATCGGATCGTCTTCTTCCCAGTTCCTGCGGATCGCCAAAATTTCACGTGAATGCTCCATAATTGTTACGACATACGGCTTTTCTAAGGCCTCGTCGTTGTCTTCATCTTCTAGGTTCAACTCCACATACATCTCAAGAATTGTGAACCGCTCATCATCAATAGAAGACTGACCTGTTATTTTGTCAATCTTATCTCGAATATTGTTCTTTATCGGCGCTTTGGGGTCATCTAACTCACCTATATTAGTATAAAACCCAGCATCTATTAGCCGCCTTACATCGTTAGCTGACTTACGCATCACGTGCGTGACACGCGGAGCTGTCTGAATATCTGTAGCGCCATAGTTAACAACTAAATCTTCCGCTGGCACAAACATTGATGTCGGTCTGCCTAACTTCGGGTCGTAATAGCACTTCTTAAACGCACAACCAAATAAAGCTAAGCTAAATAACATCCGTTCGTGTTCAGGACGAAACTCCGTAGCAACATCTGTCAAAAAGTGGTTCATGTCATCCACTACGCGTTGCGCAGCTTCTTCCGTAGCCTTGTCAGCAAACCCAACAATCTTAGCTTTTACCGGACCCATCGCTGGAAAGGTGGCACTTATCATCTCTGATTGAAAGCGTATAGCCGCTTCTGTTAATAGTGGGTGATACACGCCACAGGCTCCCTGCCACGGCTCAGTTCTGTCTTCCATTTGAAGACCCAACAACATAATGCCTTCTTCAAGCGACTTGCTCCACTCATTGCGTGAAGCCATATCGTCATCGAAATCAGCTGTTAATTCATCACCTAGCGTCAATATCAAGCTGGAGTCTAATACTTCAACCAAGTTAACATCAAACGGTTCATCCATCATACTAGACACTTCATCTAGTGCGTCCATTGCTTCTGACAGCGCATCTCGTGGGCTACCATCTTCAGCCAGTATCTCTATTTCGATTGGCCCTTCAGCCTCGTCTTCTATGGGGTTGTAATCCTGCAAAGGATTCATTGCTTTTTCAATCATATTCGTTCCTAGTAGTAGTTAGCTTTGCGAGAGCGTAGTTGAGCCATTTCAAATTCATCTTCTAGTTTATCCCTTTTAGTGCCTACAAAGCCACCTTTTCGGAACCTAGCAAGAGCTTGGC